GGGAATATTTTGTCGGCCATTCGTCACACCGCCGCGATTCCGATGGTCCAGGTGAGCGTCAGCTCAACGGTATTGTTCTTGACGACGCCCGTGAAAGTCGCGCGCGCGACGAGGATCGCCGGGTCTCCTGGCGCGTCGTTCTGGATGCCGGTCTCGAGCAAACCCGCCTCCGTGTAGGTGAACCCGTTGCCCTCGTTCAGGCCCAGGAAGAGCTGGAAGTCGATGCCGGACGCGAGCTGGTCCCGTCGGGTGATGACGTCGCGGTACTGCTCGGTCTCGATAGCCGTGTCGCCGGCCGCCGGCGCGGTGGCGCCGGTCCCCAGGCCGATGTGGCTCGGCCGGTGGCCGGTCCCGCCGAGGAGGTCCCGGACGAGCTCGATGCCGTCGTCGACGACGAGGTTCCGCGCCTCGGTGCGCCGGCGCTCGCCGTCGGACGGACGGAAGGTCTCGATGGCGAGGTTCGGCACCAGGCGGAACTGCTCTTTCGGTCGTATCCGGTAGCGCATGGCGGTCACACGATGTCAGCCGTCAGGATGTGCGGCCCGTCGGCCTCGCCGTTCACGAGAAAATGGCCGATGGGAAGCCCGACGAGAAAGGCGGTGTACTCGTCCTCGTCCCAGGGGATGCGTTCGTCGGTGAGCTCGACGAGCACCGTGTCATCAAGCTCGATCTGGTCAGTAATGAGATTCGCGAGGATCAGCTTCTCGTTGTCGCGGACGAGGAACGGCGGCCGCTGGATTCTCCGGTAGAACTCGAGCCATTCGAGGGTTTCGCGGCCATCGTTCGCGGCGACTCCGTAGCGGAGGTCATCGCCGACGAGGCTCAGTTCCACCGTCTCGATGAGGAAGTCGGCGTCAATGCCGAGCTGCGTCATCTCGACGGGAAGGAGCTGCCCGGCGTGGAGCTCGCCCTGGCGGTCCGTGGTGAACTCGATGCGCTCGGGGATCCGCGCGTGCTTTTCAATGAGCGCATCCCCGTACTGCCGCGCCGTCGGAAGGTCGAGGTCCTCGTCGACCTCGATCTCCTCGTAGACGCCGTCGCCGATCTCGATTGCGGCTCGCGCCGTCTGCTCGCCGGCATTCTCGCGGATCACCACGATAGGGAAGAGGCCGATGTAGTCGACCTCGATGTCGGCGCCGGCGGTCGGCGCGGTCTTCGCGACGACGTCCGGGTCGCGAATCTCGAAGAGCCAGGTGATTCCGGCGGTATCCTCGTCGACGCCCTTGATGCCGATTGCCGCCGGGTCGACAGCCACGGTGTCGACGCGGATGACCGGCTTCGCGGCGAGCGGCAGCCGGAGGGTGAACGTCCGGAGCTTCCCGTCGGCCTCGAACTCGTCCGTACGGGGCTCGGTCTCGGCGGTCCCGCCGCGGACGATCTGACGGTTCCGATAATGTTCGAGCGACCGCGAGACGCCCGGCCCCTGGTGGATATCGGTTCCGATGTCGTCCACCGACCACGGCGCCGGGATGGCGGTCCGCGCGCGGAAGCTCAGGACCTTGTGCGAATCGACGCGCCAGATGAAGCCGCCGCTCGTCAGGTTCGCGAGCTGCTGGTAGGCGTCGCTCGCGCGCACGTAGTTGAAATTCACCTTCTGAATCAGTGGACCGTCCTCGACCTCCCCGAGCATGAGCCCAGAGTCCGAGAGGAAGTCGGAGAAAATCTGCGAGAACACGTCGCCGGCGGTCTGCGTCACCGGATCCCCGGTATCCTCGTAGCTCTGCGCGACGCGCTTCTTCTCGAGCTCGTAGGAGTAGTCCTTGCACGAGAGCCGATGGAAGACGGCCGGACCGAACTCAGGCGCATCAACCGAGACGTCGACGATCGAGCCGCCGAAGATCCGCCGGGTGCGGTGCTCGATGATGACTTCCTGGCCGACCTGAATGTCGAGCGCCGTCCCGAAAGGCGCGTCCTCTTCGACGAGGACGAGCGTCGCCGTCGACGCGCCGCCGACAACCTCGGACACCTGGACGATCGGCGTCGCCGCGGCGCCCGTCCACAGGGGATCGGTGACGTTGACGCCGTTGATCCAGACGGTCGCCGTCTGCGGGAGCAGCGTGCCTCCTGCTGGCGTGCTCGCCACCGGAGTACTGGCGATGATCGTCCCGGGCATCATGCCTTGAGGATCTCCTTCGCCGCCTGCCACTGGTTCGCAGGCTTCAGGACGCGCGTCTCCTCGTCGATGCCGCCCATGATGTAGCAGAGAATCTCGAGCAGGGTCCGCGACTGCGCATTCGTGAGCGAGCCGAGCGAGAGACCGACGAGCGGCGCATACTCGTTCTTGAGCTGCTGGCGCACCGTCTCGGCGGTCGCGAGCTCCGCCGCGATGGCTGTCCATTCGGCCTCGAGCTCGGTGAGCGTCGGCTCATCCTGCACGCCGTCACGCCACTCTAGATTCGCCGGGTCGCTGACCGCGCCGCCTTTCCAACCCCAGTCCGCGGCCGGACGAATTCGAGAAAGGATTAAAGGAATGTCCATGTGGGATCAGTCTCCAAGGCGAAGACACTCAAGAATCGTGTACACTTCAAACTCATCAAACATCGAGGCCAGCCCAAACCCGCTAGTGGCCACGGTTGTAGTGCACTGGTGCTGTACCTCGAAAGTCTGCGGGCTTGCGAAGCTGACCACGATCGAGAGAAAGGAACGGGTGCACGTGGATCCGCCCTGGGCCTCTGACGTGCCAACGGTGGTAGTGGTCCCGGCAGTGATATTCCTCAGCCGGATCTGGTGCCGGCCGACTCCGTTGCCCGCCGGAGCTGACGCAGAGAGCAGCCAAGTACCAGGTTGGAGCGTGAGCTGGTTGCTTGAGAGCGCACCAAGGCCTGCGGTGTCGACATACTCTACGTTAAGGTCCCGAGTCCGCCAGGCTCCGCTCGTGAACGTGCCTCCCGCGGTGTTCGTTGTCTTGGAGTCAGCCACCAACACGAAATCGAAATTCCCGGTGCGAGGAACGCGAAAAAGCTCCATCCATTCGTCGTTGCTGACCCCCGTCGAGATGAGCGCCAGGAGGTCGAATTGCGTGCTCAGGAGGCAATCACCGCCATCGAGATGGATGTTCCCGGTCCCGTCCTTGACGGTGATGAGATGAGACGTCGTCGTCGGTTCGAGGTAGAGGATGACTCTTCCTGACGGCGGGAATCCAGGCGAGAGCGTGATCGTGTCGAGATCATCGCTTCCCGGCCCGCCTTCAGCGGAGAGCCTGACGAAGTTCGTCTCGACGTCATCGATGACGCCGCCTGAGATTGTGTGAATGGCTGAGCCGATCCCAAAGAGCTTGTCGAAGTCGACAGGGAGGCCGAAGTTCACTCCATCGGCGAAGGTCGGCGCCGCCTTGCCGATGCCGATACGGTTCCGGCCTTCCATGGTCAGGAACGGCCAGGCGTTCATGATGACGCTCAGACGATTCTCAACCGCAGCGCTCCGCTGCAGCTCGAACATCACATCGTCCGGATTGCCCGTGTCACCGAGCCAGAGCGAGCTCTTGTCGCCGGTGTTCGGGCTTCCCTGCACCGAGACGATGCCGTCCGTCACTCCGTCATCCTTGACGAAGCGGGCGATGGCATCCGTGACAGCCCCGGGAGTCCCCGCGAGGATGGCATCGAACGGTCCCGATGCATCCGGCGGTGCCCGCATCGTCTTGTCGAGCTGGCCGCGCGTCAGCACGACGGCGAGGCGGTAGACCTTCGAGCCGTCCGAGCTGATGGCGGCAGTCCCTTCCTGGCCGCGGAGAATCGCGTTGAAGGTGTCGCCTGACTTCGATATGAGCGTGACAATCTCGGCGAAGCCGTCCCAGAACGCCAGGTCCGGCGACGCGTAATCCTCGGCGTTCCAAATCACCGCGCGCGCCGGGAACTGGGTGAATCGCGCCGTGTGCCCCGTCGCCATGCTCAGCGTGAGCTGGCCGGTCGTGAAGGCGCCGCTGATGTTCCCCCAGACGAGATTCTCGATTCCCCAGAGCGCCATGATTCAGACCCCCCTCATCCTGATCTCACGCGGGATGTGCGGCAGGATCGAGCGCGCGACGAGCCGGCCGTCAAGGTGCAGGTTGAACGTGAAGCCGCCGCGGTCGCCGGTCATGGCGTCCTTCACCTCGTCCGGGGTCGCGACGACTTCGCCGGCGTGCAGGAAGGCGAGGCCTTCGGATGCGATAAGGCCGCCGGTATCGAGGCCGAGCGCGAGGCTCCCGGCAGATCCAACGCCGCCACCGGTCGCCGCCGCCGCGATGGAGCCGCCGGCAGCCGCAGCCGTCGACGCGGCCGCCACGCCAGGCGCGAGCACGGGTCCGATGATGGGGATCGCCGCTGTCGCCGCGAAAGCGTTGAGGTAGACGAGCTGGAGCGCCTGGCCGACGCGCTGGATGTGGCCGGCAGTCCCGATGACTGCCTGCGCGATGGTCGCGATGACCCACTGGACGACGATCTGTGTCAGCGTCGAAATCACCTGCGCGAGAAGGTTCTTGAGGAAGCTCTTCATCGTCTCAGCGAAGTCCGCCTGGAACACGATGACCTGCGCCAGCGCATCGCCGAAGCCGGCAGAGAAGGACTGGAAGAAGTCGAGCACGGCGAGCTTGACGTTCGCCGTGACGCTCGTCGCCTGCGCGAGCCAGCTCGACCAGGCCTCGTTTGCCTGCTGGCTGAAGGCGGTTTGCTTCTCGGAGATGTCCTGGAAGAAGGTCGAGACGGTATCTTGAGCTGTCGATATCCCGGAAGGAATTTGCTGTGCGAAAAACTCGTTAAGCGGCGTGCCGGCGTTCAGGAGAAAACTGATAGCCGACTGCTCCATGGCAGCGAATGTCTCAGTCGATTTCGATCTCAGGGCGGCGTAACCCTCAGCGAGATCCGTCATGAAACCGCCATCGCTGAAGAACTGCCCCGGCGTGATCGGCGCGACCGGCTCGGCGCCCTGCGGTTCGAGCCCCTGCTGTCGGTTGAAGGCCCCGACGATTGGGGTTTGTCCGCCGGCAAGTCGATTGAGCTCTTCGAGTTGCTCTTTAGAAAACGGTGTTCGCTGAAACGCGACGCTTGTCCAGACCCTGTGAAGCGCCTCGAGGCTCTCCGTAATCCCATCAAAGAGGCTCGCGATGTTCGTTAGCACTTCGCTGAGCGTCGAACCGAGGCCGACCAACTCAGAGACAGTCCCAACGAGTCGTAAAAATGAGTCCTTGAGAACGACGATCGCCTCGCTCATTGTCGGAACCGTTTTCGCAAAGCGCTCACTGAGCTCTTCGCGGGCGCTTTTGAACGCGTCGAGGATCACCTCGGCGGTGATTTTTCCTTCGGTTCCCATCTCGCGGAGCTTGCCGCGGGTGACGCCGAGTTGCTTAGCGATTACGTCCGCGACCGCTGGGAGCTGCTCAAGAACGCTACGGAGCTCATCGCCGCGCAGCGCGCCCGACGCCATGCCCTGAGAGAGCTGGAGGATTCCCGCCTGCGCTTCGGTCGCGGTCGCGCCGGAGAGTTTGATGGCCTGGTTCAGCGACCGCGTGAAATCGATGAGCTGGGATTCGCTGACGCCGAGCTCTCGCGTCGACAACGCGAGGCGGCTGAAGAGCTCGGTGTTTGCCTCGACGCTCGAGCGAGTATCGCGAGAGACGTGGAAAAGCCGATCCTGGACGCGCGCAAGCTCCTCGCTCGAGTTTGTGACTGCGCGAAGACGGTTCTGCAGCGCCGTGTAAGCGTCGGCCGACCGAAGCACGGCCTGCGTTGCCTTGATGACGAAAAGCGCGCCGAGCAGCTTATTTAAGGTGACGAAGGGTTGCTTCGCTTCGTCGACTCGCTTTCTGAGGCGCCCAACGGCGCCGCCGAAGCCAGTCAGGCTCTGAGTAGCTTTCGCGGAGCTCGCCTCTACGCTCTTGGCAGTTCCCTTGAGAGTCCCTTCGGCGCGCTTCAGATCGGCGTTGAATGTCTTGCTTTCGACGCCGAGCCGTGCCAGGAGTTCAGTGATTACCGGCATGGTTCCCCTGCTCCTCGAGCCACTTCTCGTGAGCCTCGATCTGTTCCCTCAGCGTGCCCTTATAGCGCCGTCGATTCGCTTCTTCATCCGGGTCGCGAATCTTCATCCCCTCGTATACGGTTTTCACGCTCAGTGTCTTCTTGCCGCCGAAGGCCTTCGCTATGTAGGTACAGATGATCGCCGTCTCAAAACGCCTTTCTCTAAGCTCCTCCAGGTGCCGCGAACGCCTCGCGCGCGCGATTTCGTTGAGCTCCCTCGGCGTCAGGCTCCAGAACTCTCCCGGAAGGAGGCCGAGACGGTATCCGAGTCGCTCATAGCCTTCCCAGTCCCACTCCCCGGAGGCTTCTCCGGGGGACTGACGTTTTTTGGGTCACCCTTCGGAAGCGCCGCCGCGAGCGCCTCTGCGCACTTCGGCGCATGGGCAAAGACTCGCTCAAGGGTAGTACCGGCGCTCCCGTGGTCGTCCGCGAGACGCAGTATCTGCTCTTCCGTGCGACCCGGCAGTTCGTGCCGTAGACCTGAATGCAGCATCGCGAGCACGAAGTGGAACGGGACGTCGCCCTCCTCGAAGCGCGAAAGAATCTGAAATATGGACGCGCCGGTCGCACGCTCGAGTCCCGCCAGCGCCATGCCGTCGAACCTGAGCTCGCGCTCCCGGTCGAGCTGGATGACAACTCGCATGTTCCTCCGCTAGTTGTACTGGTCGTTGACGCTGAAGGCGCCGACGGTCACCGTCGTCACTGCGCTGTAGGTGACCTCCACCTCGTTCGCTCCGTCGGTGTTGAAGATGCCGACAGGGAAGGGGCCTAGAACCCAGGTCTCGCCGTTCGTGACGGCGATCGCCTTGCTGGCGCTTGTCCCGAGAGGCAGCGTTTTCTGGCCGACGATGGTGACGGTGATCGGCGCGCCGCCGCCGTTCGCGACCTTGAGGAAGGTCTTGCCATCGTTGTCGAACTTGTCGCCAGTGGCCGTCGCCGCGACGAGAGCCGCCTCTTCGGCGCCGGCGATGGTGATCTGCTGGACCGTGAGCTCTGCCATGTGAGTCTCTTTCCTTTCTTTTCGTTACCTGATGACGAGGACGCCGCGCCCGGTGAAGCTGAGCGAATAGGTCACGACTTCGTTGACGCCGAAGGTCAGATCGAACGAGTCGAGCGTCGCGAAGCCGACAAACTCCTGGCCCGACTCGGTGATGACCTTGATGTGCACCTTCGGGTCGATGTTCGCCGAGCTCTCCCACTTGTCGGAGAGATGCTTGAGCGCCAGGTTGTGGATGTTCTCGAAACCCTCGGCCGTCATCGACCAGGTCTTGGTGACGCCGACCTCCGAGGTGAAGCCGAAGTTCTGTTTGTGTGTCGTGTCGACCTTGTTCACGCTGCGAGCAAGGCCGCCGCCCGTCTCCATGGCGACGCGCACCCACTTTTCACCGAGCTCGGTCGCCGAGTCGTTGACGTCGATTGCAAAAAACCGTTCCTGGCCAAGAATCGGATCTGCCACTCCACCCACCTCCTTTCCTTAGAATTTGTGGTCCGAGATCACCCAGCGCCTGCGATAGGTCGCGCGCCTGTAGACGCGGTTCTCCTCGACTGCGAGCTTTTCCGCCTGGACGCGGCGGAAGTTACTCCCGAGGTCCGTGAAACCGGTGAGCGACAGCTTCGAGTTGAGGTAGCGGTTCACCTGCTGCACCGCGCCCTCGAGCTCGCGCTGTCCGTTGTAGCTCGAGACGATGTTGAGGACGCCGACGTACGCGAACGCCCCGGTACGGCCGCTGGACGGCTCCGGCTCGAGCTCGAAGCCGGCGATTTCGACGTAGTCCCAGCGCTCAGCGAGGGTATCCGGGAACGCGTCGTAGACCGGTATCGGGGTCGTCCCGTCGAGCTTGAAGATGTTTCCGTCGAGCCTCTGGAAAATCGCCCGCGTCAACTCCTGAAGCGGGAGGTTCTCGATGGTGTTCGACGATGTGAACGTCACGGCTTGCCCTCCACGGCGCGGATATCGAGCTCCCGGCCGAGCTGGAGGACGTCCTCGACCGTGAGGATTTCGAGCACCCGACCGTCGAAGAGAAGCTTCTTGTCCTCGTCGATGAGGGGCGAGTACCGCGTCCTGATCCGATAGATGTTGACGTTGTCGATGCGCCCGAAGTCATCGATCACCTGCTCGCGGACCTGATCGATGGAGCACCAGACCGTCTCGAGGACATCGTCCGATGTCGGGAGACCGCCGGAGCCATCCCCGGCTTCGACGCGGTCAACTACGTCGACCTGGTGTCGCATGGCGCCCGACTGGACTGTTCGTTTCAGGGTCATGAGCGTTTCGCAATCGCGAGGATGTCTATGCCGAGCTTCTGGAGTACAAGCCTGCTGTTCGCGATCGTGTCGTCCATCGCGTCGCGGAGCCAACGCTCTTGGCGGTGGAAGCGAGTCCCGAGCTCGAGGTGCGTCGGGTAGTAGCCTTTCCAGTCGGCGGGGATATTGAGCGCCGAGCGGCCTGAAGGTGGACCGACGACGACGCCGATGGAGCGGCGAGATCGCCGTCCCGCGCGAAGCTTGATAGAGCGCTGGAGCGTCCCCTCGTCGTCCGGAGCGTTCCGCTTCGCCGCGGAGAGAAGCGGCCGGCCTGCCTCGCGGAGGCGGGTACGAATTGCGGCGCGCAGTTCATTGGTGCTCCGTAGTCGCACCATCTTCTGTACTGCGTCATCGACGTCGAGAGTGATGATTGCTCTGCTGGCACGCGCCATGTTCTACATCACCGTAATCTGCCGGTTCCTGACGAGAGCCTCGTAACCGAGAGGCAGCGATTCGATACTCACTCGCTCATCGACAATCACCGCCTCCCGGTTCTCAAACCAGTGGAGCGCCAGGAGCTGAATCGCCATCTTGTCGACCGGGTCCACCGCACCGACCGCGCGGCCTGCAACAAAGCGTATCTGCACCCGCTCGTCGGTGAGCGTCGTCTGGGTCTCCGGCCACTCTTCTTCCGGAGCCGGGTAAATCTGTCCCGGCTCCTTCCCCTGGGTCACCTTGTATTTCGCGCTGTCGAGAACCTGCAACGTGCCCTCGACATCGACGTACTTGACGCTCGTGATAGAGGCGAGCGGCGGGAGGGGAATCTCAATCCGCGACTCCTCGCCGCTCCGCCGGGGGGGAAAGTCACAGAGAAACCAGTCGTAGGTCGCCGTGACGACCTGCCGCCTGGTGTCAGTCTCATAGCGACGCCGCGCCGCCGGGATGATGACGCTAGTGATGAGCGTGTCCTCGGCGGCGTTCGTCACCCGCGCCGCGAGCTTGAACTCGGCGAGCGAGATCGGTTCCGCCGCTGGCGGCGTCACGACGACGAAACCCATTGGCTACCTCTCGGACCGGTCGGGTTCTACGGCCGGCTCGGGGATCGGAAACGGCGGCTCCGATTCGGCGGGCCGCCGCCGCGCCCCGGCGCGCTGCGCGATGCCGTAGTAATCGCACCAGCGCTCCGCGCGCGACTCGTCGACCTCGAGCTCCGCGCCCTCGCGCGGATATCCAGGCCTCGAGCACGTCATGACGATCTTCACTTTCTTCAAAGGGTGCCTCCTTTAGACCGTCGCGTCCGGCATCACCGCCTGCGCGTACCGCGGCTCGCCGAGGATCGTCACAATCGCCGCGACCACCGGGTCGTTGGTGACCTCGACAGAATGGAGCCGGACGAACGGCTTCGCGTCCGGGAGATCCGCCGCCGAGACCTCGATGACGTCGAGGCGCGCCGAGCCGGCTGTAGTGACGTATCCGGCAGCCGCTCGCGCGGTCGAAGCTCCGAGCGCTGCACCGTCGAGCGCGCCCTCGCGGCTCCGGAACGGCACCGCCTCGGCGCCCGTCCCGTCGGCGAGCGTGCATGCTTCTACCGTGATCGTGTGGTCCGCGGTGCCGCCGGTCGCGACGCCGCGAATCACGACGAAGGTGACCCGGCCGTACTGCGCGGCGTTAACCGCATCCGAGTTCGCCGTGCCGGCGAGTCCATCGGCGATCGGCGCGAGGCCGCCGTTGATGAAGTGTTCACTGCTGAAAACGCCCATTTTGCCGTTCCTTTCTGGGGGAAGAGCGCGGCGACGGAGGCACTTTCTTCCGTCGCCGCGGCGGTCGTGGGTTAGCCTGCGCGTGCCGCGAGCGTCACGTGAGTCGAGATCGTGTTCGCGCCCTGCGCCGGCGTCAGCGGCGTGTTGACGAACGGCTGGCCGTCCATCTCGAAAAGGAAGCGGAACGCGGTCTCGTTGAAATCGAACCGCAGATGGATCGACACCGCCGAGCGGATTCCGCCGCCGCGAAGACCTGTCGCATACGCCGAGAGGTCGACCAGCATGATGTCTCCGACGTCGCCGATCGTCGACATGTGCTCGACGGGGATCAGCGGACGACCGAGGAGCATCCCGAACGGCATCCCGCTGAGCCCGCCGGGAGGCAGGAACACAGGGAAGTTGTTCGAGGGGTTCTCGAGGCCGATGAGCTGCGGCTCGACATCCTGGTTGTGCAGCCAGACGGAGTTCTGGCGGCGCGCCGGATGCATCCGCGAGTACATCTTCGTGACGTTCTCGAAGAGGATGGTATCGGCCGGCTGAGCGCCCTCCGCCGCGACCGTGATGAGCCCGGATGAGTTGAGAAGTCCGAGCGGCTTTCCGAGACCATCGCCGCGGATGATTGCCTCGTTCACCTTGAACGAGATCGCCTCGGTTGCGGCGCGCAGAAGATACTGCTCGAGCGCGATGGGCGAGTTCCGGAGCAGCTTGTCCGTCTGGAAGATCAGGACCGCCAGCTCCTGCGGCTCGAGCTTGAGGCGCCCGTAGGTCGGTTTCGATGCGGTCTTTTGCTCCGCCTCGGAGATCCAGAAGGCCGTCACACCGCCGTAGACGGTGCCGCCGACGCGCGAGGTTTCGGCGTTCCGCGGGAAGCTGAGCGACTCCCCTGTGACCGTGAACTGGCTCGTCCGGCTCAGCAGGTCGAGCGGCAGCATCCGGAGCCCGTCCCAGATCGCGTTCGAGAAGGTCGGCGGGACGAGGTAGCCGCCGTCCGATGGGACGCCCTGGCTGCCGCCGGTCGCGGCCATGGCGGCGAGGAGCCGCGGGTCGATTACCGGCTGGTCACGCTGGCAGGCGAGCACCACCGCATGGGCAAACTCGCCGAGATAGCTGAAACCGCAGCGGCCTTCGGCCTCCGTGTCACGAGGCTCGGCGTACCTGGCCGGCCGCTCCGCGCCCCGCAGCACGTCCTCTTCGGTCGCTTCCGAGCGCTGCGGGATTTCGCGCGGGCTCAGAATGTGGTCGGCCGAGAGCTCGGCGTCGAGCTGCTCGAGCGCTTCCTCGCGCTTCGCGTCGTCGAGGAGCTCACGCGCGTCCGCTGTCAGCGCGTCGAACTTCGCGGCCTCCTCGTCGGTGAACTTCCGGTTCTCTTCCCGCGCCGACTGCTCGAGGACTTTGGCATCCCCGAGAAGCCGCGCGGCTTCCTTTCGTTTTCTGGACATCTTCGTCCCCATTGGCGCATCGCTGTTGGTAAGTGAGCGTAGTACGCAACGGTGCGGGGGACAGCTTCGGTCCCCGCGGAACGAGACGCCCGGTTTTCGGCGAACTCTGCGCCGCGGACGGCTTCGCGTCGGGCCTGGCCGGTGGCTCCGGGAACTCTGCCCGGCCGACCGGCCCGATGACGGGGGGATTCTCTACCCTGAACTTCCGGAAGTCAACGACCTATGTCGAGACTTCGCGCCGGCTTTCCGCGAGGAGCCTCACCGTGGCGCTCGCCGAGGTCCCGTCGTTAGCCTCGGTGACGACGAGCTTGAGCCGGATGGCAGTGACGATTTTGATGAGCTCGATTTCCGTCCCGAGCGTCACCCCTGCGGCGGCGACAGCGCTGATTCCGGCGCCGAAGACGATGACGAAATTGGCGGCCGGCGTCGTGGCCGCCTTCGATGAGATGCCGGTCCCGAGGTTCCTTGTGAAGATGACGTTTCCGCCCCCATCCATGACATCGCAGACGAGGTCGAAGAGGCCTGCGGCGCCGCCGCCGACGTTCGCGACATCGACGACAGCCGTGAAGACGAACTCGTTCTTGACCGGGAGAATCGCGCCGGTGTAGGTCGTTTCCGCCTGCAGGTCGACGCCGTCAATGCCGACCGCGGCCGGCATGAAGACTCGCTCCATTTCCGGTACCCCTTCAATAATACTGGTAGTACCCGCCCCCTACCGACAAGTTCATGAACATGCTGAATGCTGGCGGCGTCCCGCCGCCGAAGAGATAATCGAGCTCCTCGGCGTTGAGCACCCTGTCCCATCCGCCGATCTCGTCGACATCGCCGAGACCGACGATGTGGGCCGACACGCGCATCGAGGTGATCCCGAGCGGCGCCGTCGCGGCAAAGATCGGACCGGCAAACGCGGCTGTGACGAACGCCCCACCGTCCACGGAGATTTTGATAAGCGCGGCCACCGGGTCGAAGACGCAAACGACGTGCTGCCAGGTGTCGACGACTGGCGCCGAGCCCCAGGAGACCCGCACGACATTCGCCGCGATGCCGTCGGCCGAAGCCTCGAAGGTATGGCGGTCGTTCGCGTTCCGCATGTAACCGAGCCATCCAGCCTGCGCGTTCGGCGACGTCGTGTTGAAGTGCCCGATCGCCGGGTGATTCTCGGTCAGCGTGCCGGCCGGAATGAGATGCCAGTAGCTGAGCGTGAAGGCGCCAGGGACGCGGAACAGGTCGTTGTGAGCCGCCTCGAGGAAGTTCGAGACGTTGCCGGTGCCCCCGACGCCGAGGTTGAGCGCGCCGGGAACCGAGCCGACCGCGCCTATGGCGGGGACGTGGAGCCCGTTAGGCCCTGAATCGTCGCGTTGCCCTGACGCCTCGTCGCCTTTGTAGTAGAACTTCAGCGCGTCGAAGAGGAACACGCCCATGACTTCACCTCCCGCCGAGCTCGCACTCGAGCTCGGCGAGCGCGAGCGTCATCGAGCGCTCACGCATTCCTGCCGGCCGCCGCTCGAGCTCGCGCGCGAAGTCGCCGACGGCCTCGTCCCAGCTCATCACCTGGTCGATGAGTCCAAGACGGAGCGCCTTCTCGGCGACCCAGACGCGGCCCGTCGAGACCCGCGCGAGCTCCGCCGCGCCGAGGCGACGGCCGCGCCTGACCGCCTCGAGGAAGAAGGCGTTGAGGTCGTCGATTCGCTCCTGGAATACGGCGAGCTGGCTTTCCGTGATTTCCGCGCCAGGCGCGCCGGCGCCCTTGTCGGGACCGGTCGAAATCACGTGCACCTTGATGCCTTCCTTGGCGAAGGCCGCCGACGAATCGACGAGCATGGCGACGGCGCCGATCGAGCCGACTTCGCCCGGCGCGTTCGCCGTGATGCGGCTCGTCTGGCTCGCGACGTAGTACGCCGCCGAGGCGCCGAGGTCCTCAATGTGGGAACGGACCGGCTTCGCCGCGGCGGCCTGGAGGACGTCCTCGGCGAGCTCGAATGTCCCGTCAGCGGTCCCGCCGGGGGAATCTACCCTCAGCATGATGCCGCTCACCGAATCGTCGGCCGCGAGAGCCCTGACGCGCCGGCGCAGCGTCACGGTGCTCGTCCCGCCGAAGGAGCTGCGCCCCTTCGTCATGTGGCCGCGGATGTCGACGATGGCCATGCCGGCCGGCCCGCGGACGACGCCGCCCTCATCGTCCGAATCGCTATCAGCCTGCATCTCAGGCCGCAGCACGCCGGCCTTGACCGCGTCGACCGCAGAGGAAAACCAGTGGTCTTCGACAAGCCAGATGCCGAGATGTTCAAGTCTGCAGTCCCTCATACGGTGCCTCCCGTTTCGGCTGCGAGCTTCTCGACCAGCTCTGAGCCGGCTGTGTCCATCGTTGTGAGCGCCTTCGCGCCAGAGCCAAGCACGGCTTCGACGTATCGTGCGACGTGAGCCTCGACCGCCTCGAGCGCGCAGCCGGCCCCGGTCATCGCGGTGATTCCGCGCACCGAAAGCGCGAAGGCATCGCTCATCAGCTTCGCATGCGCCGCGTAGAAGTTCTTCAGCTCGTAGCCGAGCCGCTCGTCCTTGTGGCGCTCGACCAGCCGCGAGACTGCCCGCCGCTCCTTGGCCTGCGAGCGCTCGAGAGTCGCGGTGAGAAGGATGTGCGCGCCAACACGCGTCGACATCTGGAGAGCCTGCCGCGGCCGATTGTCGTTCCCGTCGATTCGTCCCGCCGCTGCGTCCTCGCGCTGGATGCCCGCCGCGGCGTCCTGCGAGCGGACCAGCGCCGAGTTGACGTAGTAGGTGTCGCCGCCGGCGATGGGGTTCATGTTCTCGAGCTCGCGAACGTCGTTCTGTGAGAGCGCCCCGATGTTGAAGAGCTCGCGCATGAAGTTGCCGCGTTGCTCTGAGTTCCCGCGGAGAAGCGCGGCGAAGAGATGCTCGGCGAAGAAATCCGGCTCTTCGTGGAGAAGCTTCCGCTTCACCTCCGCTTCCCAGCGCCTGGCCCACGGCATCAGCGTGTCGATGACGTGGTCGATGTTCATCTCCTCCACGTTCGAATGGGTCGCGCGGTCAAGCGCCCCGAGCTTGTGCGGCGCGATTCTCAGCCATCGTGCGATATCGAGGACGGTGAACTCTTCCGCCTGGATAAGCTGCGCATCCTCGGGAGGCACCGAGATCTTCTCTATCTCGAATCCGGCCTCCAGTACGATCGGACGATGCCACCCGTCCGGCCCCGAGTATCTCGACTGCCACTGATGCCGTAGTCGCTCGAGCGCCTCCTCGGTCTCGAAGGTCCGCTGTGTCTTCAGCGCGATCTTCGGTGACGTGCCGGAGCGGAAGAAGCTGGCGGAGAATGCCGCGGCCGAGAGTCCACGGCCGATGGATTCGGCCCCGACGCGCGCCACGGAGTAGCCGTTGATCCCGTCGGGGGAAAGCCCGTGAAGGTGGAAGACCCGCGATTGCGGGAGCGTCACCTGGTGCCCGTCGTCGTTCCCGACGGTGTACGTGAGCCGCCCCTCGGGCGACAGCTCGACGCGCACCCGGCTCGGGTGAATCGGCCGGAGCTCGGTCGGCTGGCCGCCACCGTTCCGCCGAATGACCGCGAAACCGCCGCCCCATCCGATGGCGTTGGCCGTCATCGTCTCGCGAAACGACATGGCGCTCATGTTCAGGTTCGGCGACTCGTTCAGCAGCCGGTGAACCGGATGCTCCCGGTCGCGCTCCTTCCCGCGCGGCTCGAGACGCCGGTAGACGGGGAAGGGTAGCTTCGCCACGTCCTCGCTGATGATGCGGATTCCGTCGAAGTAGGCTGCAAGAGCGAGCGCTTTCTCCGGGTTGACGAGGATTCCGCTCGCTGTCTCCGCCGTGAGGAAACCGAACTCGCCCCAGAGCCTCTCATCGCGGAGGTCCGTGACCGAGAAGTCCTCCTGCGCCATGAAAATCGCATCGAGCACAGGCATTTAGCGTCTGTCCCTCAACGTCTCTTCCACTCCCGGCCGGCGAGCCGGATTATACCCGCTGCGAAGAAGTCGAGCCATACAAGTATCGCGGCGAGCGTCAGGCCATGCCAGCCAAGCGTCGCCCCGGCTGCCCCGCCGGCGATCGCCAGGACGTAGACCGCCTGGCGTGCTGCTCTCCGGAACTCCGCCCGGGCGAGCTGGCGGACTTCAGTCACTCGCTCTTCCAAGGCCGGTTTCACAGTGAATGAAATCCTCTCTCGTTGTATGGGTTGTGCGTCTGAGCGTCGATGTCGGCGACGGCGATGGCCATGACCAGCGAGACGATGCCGTCAATCTTCTCGGTCGACTTCTTTTTCGACGGCTTCACGTTCCCGGCGGAGTCCTCCTCGACGGCCATGTTGGACGCCATCCACCGGAGAATCTCGTTCCCGCCATGGCGCAGCTTCCGGGAGAGCACGAGGACTTCCAGCTTCTTCGTCGGCGCGGACAGGACCGGGAAGCTCTGCTGGAACTCGAGGACGCGGAAGCCGAGGTTCGTCAGCGCCGTCATCACGTGCCCGCGCGCGTTCCACGGGTCGACGCCGACATGACGGATCCGGTAGATCCGAGCCAGTTTGGCGATCCGGCCAAGTATGAAGTCGTGGTCGATGACATTGCCCGGCGTCAGCTCGATGAGTCCACGGCGTGACCAGGAGACATAGGTGGCATGGCGGGACTTCCGCTCGCGCTCTTCGGCGTTCTCGCGCGGCACCCAGAAGAAGGGGAGCACCGCCCCGCCGTCCTCGGGGAAGTAGAGGACGAAGGCCGCGATGTCGGACGTCGAGGCGAGGTCGAAGCCGGCTGAGCACGGCCGGCCGCGGAGGCTCTCCCGCTCGATCGCGCCGCCGCATGCGTCCCATTCCTCGAGCGAGAGCCAGCGGACATCCTGGCCGGTCTTCTGGTTCAGGTGGAGTCGCCTGAAGGTGTTCTGGAACGACGGCTGAGACAGCGCCTTCTTGAACTTCCTCTCGAAGTCGTCGACGACGACGCTGACGCCATAGTTAGGATTCGCCTTCAGATGGACGGCCTTGTCCTTCCAGTCGTCATCCGCCGTCGCCTCGTAGATCGCCGGGAGAAACGCCGGGTCACTGATGAGCCCGTCACGAACGTCGCTCGCGTACTTGTGCTTCTCGTTGCAGATGCTTTCCTCGATGGGACGGTCGAAGTCCGCCGTGGTGAGCGAGAGCAGTATCGGCTGCGGCCGCTTCCCCATCGATGTCTCGAGCACGTCGACCAGGTCACGGTCCGGCTGCGCGTGGAGCTCGTCGATGACGACGCACGACGCGTTGAACCCGTGCTTCGTGTTCGCGTCCGAACTGATGGCGCGGAAGAACGACCCCTCGTTTTCGCGCGTGATGGACTTCTGCAGCACCTTCGAGCGCTTCTTCAGCTCGGGTTCAGCGAGGACCATGTCACGGGCGACGTGAAAGAGGATGGTCGCCTGCTCGCGGTCGGCCGCTGAGGCGTAGATTTCCTTCCCGCGCTCGTCCTCGCAGAAGAGGACATAGAGCGGGATGCCGGCTGACAGGGTCGTTTTCCCGTTTGACCTCGGGATATATACGAGGCCCTCACGGTATCGGCGCGTCCCGTCCGGCCTGACCCAGCCGAAGAGGTTCGCGATGAGCCCCTGCTGCCATGGCTCGAGCAGTAGCCGCTGACCGCCGAGCGGCCCCTTCACGTGAGTCAGGAAGCGCTGGAAGAACTCGATCGCGTGAAGCGCCCTCTCGGGGACGAACTCGGCGCCGCCCGTGTCAGCGTACGGGTCATACCCCGGAAGCAGCCGGATGACTTCCTCGAGTTGCTCAGCCGGCGCTGAAGAATCTTGCCGCGTCGCTCCCATTCGTCCCTTCAGCCTCGGCGATACTCAGCCCTGCGCGCGACGCCGGCGACAGACCGAACTCCTTGACCAGCCGCGCGAACCGCTGCCAGGCGCGTTGCTGCACAAGCCCCGCCGGGTTGGCGTGACCGTCGAGCGTGATGCCTTGCTTCTCGAGGTCCTTCGACGCCCGGACGTACAGCGCCAGCGCGTCGCAGAGCATGCCGAGAGCCATGCGGTCGACCTTCGCGAGGAGCCCGGGGATCTCCTCGAGATGCGGAACGATTTCCTTCCAGAACTTCGTCGCATCCTTGCGGACCCAGCTCGGACAGTTCAGGTTCTTCGCGGCCGGCGCCTTCGGCTCGCCAGGCCGCGTCTTGGCGCGCCAGGAGCCGCGGTTCTTCAGGATGACGGTCGGTGTTTTCGGCGGTCCTCGAAGTCCCATCAGTTGTTTGTCCTCAGTCGGTGCTGGCATGCCGGTTGCCCTTGGGCAACTGGCGTTCCGGCATGAAGCTTGCCCCGAGGCAACCGGCATGCCCAAAGTTCATAACCAGGGAAAATATCTACACGCTTGCGCGCACTCTGACTTAGGTCATCGTCCAGAAAGTGGACCCCCCTCGGTTTGAAAAAGCGTGCCAAACGCGGGCCGGCACGAAGCTTGCCTCGAGGCAATGGCCGTGCTTGCCTTGGGACCATCACGACAGCTTGACGTCGCCGTCGGCCAGCAGGGTCGCGAGACACCAGAACGCGAGTCCGAGCCATCCGAGATGTGCCCGTGGCACCGGCACACCGCAGCCCGCCAGCACAAAGCAGATCAGCGCTACGATTGTCAGGATCGTTGAGACTTCCATTGCTTGTTCCTCAGATTCGCTCTCATGTGTCACACCAGCCGACCGGTTCGGACCCGCATCCAGGTCTCGACGCGCCGCCTTCTGGATCCGTCGGCTCAGCCTCCTTGCCCCAAATGAATCCGCTCAGCTTGTACGTCCCGGCAGGAACGACGAGGCTTGCGCCGCCCATGCCTTCGACGTGGTCGGCAATCAGCTCCTCGATCGCCTTGCTGAACGCCGTGGTCGAGTCGTTCTTGCCTGACGGGTCGGCGCCGAACGTGAGCACGTTGATTGTCATGGCCCTTGTTCCCTTCTGGTTTTCCGTCTGTGACAGCGCCGGCACAACGGTTGGAGATTCCGCGTATCGAGCTCGAGGTCTGGTCGACTCGTCCGCGGAATCACGTGGTCAACCTCGGTCGCCGGCGCCGGCCGACCGATGGCGGAATGCTCGCCGAAAGGGTCGGCGCAGAATGGTTTCCTCGTGAGCATGGCCGCGCGGATTCCGAGCCAGGGGGCGCGGCCGTAGAAAAGGTCGCGCAGGCGCTTCGACGGCGACCGCCTTCCGTTTCGCAACCGATGGTAACTGGGGCTTCGCGCTGGCATGTTGTCGTCAGTTTAGCTCGCCACGGCCAGAACTGTTACTTTTGTCTAAGCCCCCGGGAGCACGAAGAGCGACACCGGGGGATCGAAAGAATGAGTCTACCCGAACTGTCTCTTCAACAGCCACTGGACCGCCGCCATGCAGCCGGCGGAATCGTCTGGGAAGACGCCGTCAGTGCGCCGCGCGCCATCGGGCCTGATAGTCTGAATCACCAATTGAGCGAAGTGCTCCTGCTCCTCCGGCTCCTCCGGCTCCTCCGGCTCCTCCGGCTCCTCCGGCTCCTCCGTCAGATACCCCTCGATCTCGCGGCGGATGTGGTCGGCACAGACGGCGCAGAAGCCCCCCGCGAAGCTGCGCATGCGGCAAT